TAAGTTACCTACAAATTCAGTAAATTTCACGCTATAAGATGTTTTTACAAAAGTAAACAATTTTTAACCTATACAACCCATCCTCTCTTTGGTTTCGCAAATTTTGTGTATATGGCATACCTCATTGCATCCATTAAGTGGTCACGATATTTCACAGGTTCGTCTAAAGTGTTGCCATCCGTATCTGTTTTCCATTTATAGTTTTTAATCTCATCAAGCAAGTCTAACGAATCGCTTTTAACGATTAGCGGGTAAGACTTCACCTTATTGATTCCTGCGAATACATCTTTAACGGCACTTTTCAAATTAAACCCTGCTTTGTTTACTTCCGATATTGTTTTAGGTTCTGCAGGATCGGCAAAGATTTCTGAGTTCCTATCTAAGCCTAATGCCCTCATCCTGTCGATTAATAGGGCTGTTGACATTTTAGTGTCGTAAATGAGCTGGTCCACATACATTTCGTTATCGTAGAATTTGACACGAACGAGTGCTGTCTGATTGTTGAAGCCAAAGTCCAAACCATAAAATATATCCCCTCCTTCTGGGAAAGTTCTTCTGCGTTTCCAATGAGTATAAATAGTCGCTTCTGAGATGGCTCTTTCTCCTAAACCATAAACTCTCCAGTATTCATGGTCGGCATCTTTAAGCCTTTCAATCTCCTCAACGATAGATTTTTCTAAAAATGGGTTATCTCGGTAGGTAGTGATGGTAAAGTCAGCATCCTCACGAGGAATCACCTTGTCGTATATCCAAGAGTAGTAGTCTGATGGGTTATAGTCAATAACAATCTTCTCGGTTGTACGAAGGGCTAACTGCATCCAAGATTCGTAGTTCACCTCATTCGCCTCGTTGATGAAAAGATAGTTACGCTTACGACCTCTGATTTTTTGCGGTTGGTCAGTAGACACGAACTCTACGGTGTTGCCTCCTAGAAAATATAAACTTTCTGATTTGTTGTGTTTGTCTTCTGAGTAAAGCCCATATTTTGAAAGTATCTCTATGAAGTCTCTCATTACAGAACCCTTGATAGACGGCAGCGAGGAACGACATATAGTCAAAGTCTTTCCCTTTTCTTGTAACAGTTTGACGATAAACCATGTCAAGATATTGTATGTCTTGCCACTTCTTGTTCCTCCTTGCATAACTGAGATTTTTTTTGGACTTTCTTGCAAGATTTGGAATACTTTGTTGGTTGTTACATTCATTCATGTTGGTTTTTGGTTAAATTTTCATCATAATGTGCATGTATCTATTTTGTAACAAATTTATACTACTATTGTTACAAGATAAATACGAATTATTCGTAGTATTCGTAGTAGTCGTAGTTAGTACGAATGCTACGAGTGCTACGATTTAGTACGAGTCTGTCCTGTTTTTTGTCTGGACAAAATATCGGACAATTCATTTTAAGCTTATTTAAGCCATTATTTTCTATTTTTGGTATTATGGTACTATTTTATACTAAAAGTGTCTTAAATCGTCTCTAAATGCCCTTTAAATTGATTTTAGACTACTCTTCATACTCATCTTGGTCATTTAAGTCTAAATATTCGCCTTTATCATGGTCATAAAGTGGAATTTCATCGATTTCTCCTGCTTTAGTAGCTGGAATCACCATACCTGGTTCTACTTGGGTATCAAAGTTGATAATCTCCCCTTCAGGTAACGCTTTATGCTCGTCACCATCTAACTGCTTTTGAATATTTGGTAACTCTTCAGGTCGAACAACATTCACCGTAATCTGCTTCACTACATCTCCTTCGTGAGCAACCTCTTGTTTCTCGATATACCCTCTACGCTTCCCTTTGGTTTTTAGTAGGAACATAGTCGCTAAGGTATCACCTCTAGCAATCCTCTCCATTAGCTTCTGCTCTCCGAAGTCTAACATTATCTCTTCAGGCTCTATTTCAGCTAGTCGCTTTCTGAACTCAGGGTCTTTCTCACACCAAGACTTGTACATCCCTCTAGACACCCCTGCTGCCTCACAGCTAATCGTGATATTTCCAAAGTTCTCCTTATAGGCAATTATGAAAGCCTCTTTAGCTATCTCTTTAAATTCTGCATTCATTGTTGTTGTGTTGTTATATTATGTTTTATTTTAATGTGTCTATTACAAAATAAAAAAAATCAAAATACAAAAAAGTTAAAGTCATTGTTTGGTATCAGAATTTTAGGGGGCACAAGCCACCTACGAAAACTTTCTTACGAATAAAAGTGGTATGGGGTGCTATACCGAAAAACCCCTCTATTTAGCCCATAAATTAGGTTCGTACCTATTTTCTTTTTCTAACCCTTGTACATACCCACAAAGGATACCAACCTGTCTAAATTCGTCTAAAAATGCCCTTTATCCTGATTGCCCAAAGTTAGTATTAATTTAATGACTTGCAAGGTACTTATTTGCGACCACTAACCCACAATAGACCTAATATAGTTATAATACACTAATACACTATATCTGTATTGTATCTAGTTTATATACATTGTATATCTACTATATAGAATATACAATATATATTTATAAATTCATATTATAATTAAATTATAAGATAGAACTAATAAATATATAAGAACTCTAAAAAGATATTTTAAACTTTTTTAAAAATATTTATACTTTTTTGTACTTTGTATCAATTTAGTACTTATCTTTACTATATCAAATAACCAATAAAACTACAAACAATGACAAAGCAAGAGTACAAAGATTTAGTTATCGCCCCTACATTAACAAGCTACAAAATGTGGTCTTTAAATGATGAAATAAAGTATTACAACAGTACTTTATTAGGTACTTACAAAGTAATTTACAAGACAATCGGAAACGATGAAATAGTAAATTTTGAAACATTGGAGGAAATGATTAACGACATATCAGAAAATATCTTTAATAACTAATAAATTTTACAACTATGCAAACACTCTCAAACATCATCCAATTAGTAGGCTTTACTTTATTTGTAGCCTTTACTTACAATGTCATTTTATTAATCATTAACCAATTAAAAACAAAGTAACATGAACCAATTTATAACATTAACCGAGCTAGTATTGATCCTCATTATTTGTATTCCTGTTTATGCTTTGGGCAAAACAATAATTGACACAATCAAAGACAATTCAAACAATAACCAATAAAATCAAACAAGATGAACAACACTACAACACAAGCGACAATTGATCTTTTAAGGGTTAATTGTAACAGTAACGGTAGTAGCAGATATGTGTGCCACTTCCTTAACTTTATAACAGAACAAGACAAAGAAGAGGCTAGAAGAATGTCAAAGGAATACCGCCCCTTTCATTTTCCTACTCACTACGAATACGAAATAGCAGTAAATAAAGTTAGAGAAATCGGAGGCAAAAGATACACCGCAAAACATTACGGTGGCGGAATAGTGTTTACTTCAAGCAGCAAAGAGGCGTTGGAACAAAGTATCATTGAATTAATGGATGATACCAAGAAGACTTTTTACGCTTCTTTTAATGGCCGCCAATTAGGAGCAATAGGAAAAACCCACTTTATTAGTACGAAAGTAAGAGCAAAAAATGAAGAAGAAGCTATCAACGAACTATACAACAAGTACGAACACATCACCAATTTAAAAATCAAGTAAATCAAACAAAATGAGAAAAGTAACAAAACACGCTATTAATGCTTTTTTAAATGATAACCCAATTAAAGAAAGCAACACAGAAGTAATTTTAAACGCAAATTTTGGCAATCCTTACACCGAATTGTATTTGTTTGGCAATTTAATTGCACAAAAGCAAATTGGAAACAATAAGATAACAATAACAAACGCAGGATGGAAAACAAAAACCACCAAAGAAAGGTTAAACGGTCTTCCTGGTGTATCAATTTTCCAAAGGGGCAAAAACTGGTTTTTGAATGGTAGAAAATGGGAGGGCGATTGGATTACTATACAAAATTAGGTTAACTGACGAGCTGTTATTCAGCGAAACTTTGCCCCATTTATTGGGGCTTAGTCTTAACCAAAAATCAAACAAAATGGAACCTATTAGCTTTGAAGTATTACCAAATGGCTTTTTTAAGTTAACCGCCGTAGTTAACAGCCAATTAATCACTAGAAAATATATTTATTGCACTAAGAGAGAAGCAAAAAAGCTATTTAAAGCCGAAATAAGACAAGCAAAAGCTAAATGGTACGAGTACCTTGCTAAATAATTTTAGGGCAAATTTGAGGCTATAAATAGGCAATATTTGGGCTGTACTATGTATGCTGTATATGTATGCTTTGTAGCATATGTATGCAACTATTTATAGTCGCAAAAACCTGCCAAAAACCCTATGCAAAAACTCCCCAAAAAACCCACAAAAATCCAGCAGCCAAAAATCTGCCAAAAACCTTTCACAAAATTTTAACACAAAAACTTCAAAATATTCCAAAAACTTTCTAATTTTACCAAAAACTTTAAAACTATGAAAACTTTAAACTCAAATGACTATGTAATTTACAGCAGAACTGAAAATGCTATGTTTCAATTTTCAGATGGCAATCAAGATGTCGTTATTTACGGATCTTATGATGAAGCTATTTTGGATTTAGACAAAAATGAAGATGAAGAGGTTATCAGTTGTACTGATTTACCTATTGACTTACAAAACAAAATCTTAAATCAAATAAACAAATAAACTATGAAAAAATTTGAATTTATCTGCAAGACAGACATGATTACAGGAGACAAAGTGTACTTAACAAGAGAAGAGGGCTACTATGTCTCTGGAAGCCTAAGGATTGATAAAGAAGAAGCATACAAAGTGTTTCTTAAACTTTCCGACCAAGAGCCAACTGAAATGTTCGTAGTACTAGAAACAAAAACTTCCCCCAACGAATAAAACAAAAACCCCTAAAAACCCATGAACAAGATTACTCAAGACTTAAAAAGAAAAGGAGTCAAAGAAGAACTAACCTATGTAAATTCTAATGGTAAAATTTCA